CTGATATTCAAGGATTTGTTTTTTTGTCCACTCTACAGGAACATTAGATTTCTTTAGTAGAGGATTTCCAAGGTAATGATCATAATTCTGCATAACATAATTTTACTAATAGACTAGTTCAACCCATCTTCTGTTTTCTTCATCCCAAGTATGAGTACCACTGTCTGGATATGCAACTGGAGCTTCCCATAAACAAGTATCTCCATCTAAAGTCCAACTAGGATATGGTTTAGATTCATAGAAAGCATCTCTATCTGCATCATATGTATTTCCAATTCCAGCAAAATTCTTTCTCAACGGAGTTCCACCATCAGAGTGAACTCCGCCATGTGTGTTATAGGATGTTTGAATCCATGTGCCTGGAGATGTGTCTACCATATTATTAATATAGTCTTGTTCTGCAACAATAACTTCTACTACTAATCCTTGATTTACTTTTGCAAAATGTGCCATTTATATCCCCTTATATCGCATATCTAATAACAACAATACCAGAACCACCAGCTTTGCCAGGATTGCTGCCGCCGCCAGTACCACCACCGCCACCGCCTGTGTTTGCTGCACCAGCAGTATTAGTAGAGTTTTGAGAACCATTACCACCGCCGCCAATACCACCAGAAGTATTGTTGCCATCTCTTCCACCACCACCGCCACCAGCGTAGTTTTGATTACTACCTGTTCTGAATGCATTCGCTAATCCAGGCCCGCCGTTACCATTTGAGGTTCCAGTTCCACCAGCACCACCACCGCCTGTTCCTTCACCACCGTTGTCTCTATAACCAGCATTTCCTTGACCAGCAGTTCCAGCACCAGTTGCACCTTGGTCAGAACCGTTTGAGCCAGGCGCTCCACCAGAACCGCCACTGTTGGCGGCACCAAGCCCAACACCACCACCGCCACCACCGATTGCAGTCAAAGTTGAAAAAACAGAGTTGTCACCATTACTACCAGTAGCAGTAGTAGTTGACCCTGCTCCGCCGCCACCAACGGTTACTGAATATGTACCAGATGAAACAGAAAACCCAGATGATACAAGCATACCACCAGCGCCACCGCCACCACCATCGCCAGAGGTAGAGGAACCAGCGCCACCACCACCAGCAACAACTAAAACATCTGTTGTTAGTGGAACACTAGTAACAAAGTTTGCAGATGAAAGAAATGTATGAACTCTATATGAACCGTAGGTTGTTATTGTTCCACCAGTTGCTGCAGTTATAACTGTTTTAGTTATTGCGTTTGAGGATGGTGTTCCGTCTGCGTTCTTGATACTAACTGAAATTGTATCACCAGCAGTTTGTCCATAAACTTGTGATGGTGTTGCAACTGTAAATGCTCCACCTGATACTGATTGTCCAGTTATAGTATGAAATGCTGAACCACCTTCTGAAAATACAACATCAACAGTATCAGTATTGTTTGTTAAAGAAAAAACTAGGTTTGATGCATATGTATTATTGATGTCGCCAGTTATAGAATTTATAACTGGAATTAAGTTTGTTGAAATCCAGGCAACACCATTATAGTATTCTAACGAACCAATTGTTGAGTTGTATCTAGATTCACCTGTATCTGGACTGCCTGAGCGTTGTGCAGTTGTACCAGCTGGCATAGTGAATCCACCAGTTGATGTGTTTGCAGAATCGGATACTGCAGCGGGTGAAACAGTTATATTTGACTTTGCGTCTGTTACTGCATTGTCGGCAAGTTTTGCAGTTGTGATTGAACCGTCTGCAATATCTACAGTAGAGACTGCGCCATCATCAATTCTAGCAGATGTAATCGCATCCGTACCAATAGCAGATGATTTAATTCTTGTTAATGGCATATCTATTTTCCTTTTAACATCTTTTGCAGTTCAGCAGTAGAACCAACAAACAATGCATTAGTTACATTTTGTGGTGCAGAGTTAGGAACTTCTTTGAGTTTCTTCATCTTACCCTGTAAGTCACCTAGTTTTTCTGTGACTTCTGCCACCTGTTTAATCAAGTTCCCAGCCACCTCATAACTACGAGGATGTTCTGATTCTCTTGCAAGGTCTAGAATGCCATCAATTGCATCCTGTCCTCTTTCTATCAGATTGTAAAAGTTTTCTCTCTGATATTTATAATCATTATCTATATCTGCTTCAGTACCAGTTGTTGCCGGAACAAGAACTGGTTTGGTTGGTGTTACGTCTTTTGTTGTATTCTCTACTACATCTGTAATACCAAGTACATTATCTAGAATATCAGTTTGGTTTGACATTTCATACCTATGGTTTGTCTGGCCATTCGACATCATCCAAAGAACTGTAGTCCTCTGTAATATCACGAAGCGCTTGTCTGTAAGCAGTTTGTTCCTCTGTCATAGTCAAGTCTGAACTTGCCCACCAATCCGTTTCTGCAAGTTTACGGTTTCTTTCTTCTCTGAGGAACTTTAAAGGTTCTGCATCATTAAGTTCTTTAAGTTTAGTTTCTACTGCATCCCATGTCAAACCTTCAGGCCAATCTGCCGAGTTGTCCGATAGGATTGAAGAATTATCGTCTGTTACTCCGATAGATTTTCTAAACATTGATGCGAACTCTAATTCACTTGTTGGGTCTCCTGTGAGAACCCATTCTGTAATTCCTAATTCGTGTAGTGCTTGTGTTACGTCTGCCATTTTCTTATCTCCAAACTACCCTAACTTCTCCGCTATCAAAAGTGCTAGAATTATATAAAGAGATACCAGATATGGGGCCACTAAGACTAATACGACCATTTAAGATCCAAGAATAGGTTGTATATCCGTGGTTGTAGTGATTACCTTGCACAACATATTTATTTCCAGTTGTCCTTGTATAAGTTAGTGTTCCATTAAAATTATTTGCCTGATTTGTCCAACCCCAAAATGCAAAACCAGTATCGCCAGCGGCCGAGCGATCTCCAATAGTGACACCGCTGTTTTGAACGTAAGTAGTAACGTATTGATATCCTGTAGTTATTACACTACCACCAACGGCTACCCTGTGAAATGTATCAGTTGAAGTAGTACCAGATAAATCAAAAAAAGCAACTGTTATTTCACTCGCCCAACTAGGTATACCAGTCAGTGTTGGGTTAACGCTGGCTCCACTAGCCCCAGTTGCTGTGGCATAGTTATTTAATCCAGCAGCGTGTGTAATTACACCAGAACTATCAATAGTTGCCGCTGTAGTGCCACTTAAATTTGCAATTGTGGTTACATTTAACTTACTCATTGTGCAATCTCCATAGCAACCATTGAACTGAATGATAAATTAGAACCACTATTGTTAAAATATGCAGTTCCAGAACCACCGTATCTTGTAAAACAAAACTTATAAGTTGTTGCACTGGTAGTTGCTGGCGAATCTAAAAATTGACCGTGAAACCTTCCACCAGTAAAATTAATCGCATAATCCATCACCCCATCATTAGTCTGAGAACCACCCAGCAAATCAATCAATGTGGTATTTCTTTTGATTAATGCATTCACATAAGCATTACTACCATCACCTCTAAGTGATATTGACATCATAAGAAGTATTTTACTAGTATTATATTTTGGTGTAATAATTACATTCAAACCACTTTCAGTTGGATTATTAAGAGTAGTAATAGTTGAAGTAACTTGCGCCATAGATTGAGCATACTGCGTTTGAATCACATAACCAGCGGGCAACTTAACATTTGCAGCCGTGGTTGCTCCTACGATGTTATCTACTGTTAATGTTGATGCCATTCTCTATCCCCTATACGATTGTCAAGTTACCACTAACAGTGAGAGTGATATTGTTTGCGATTGACAACGGGCCTGCTGCAAGAGCATTGTCCGTTGATGGTATTGTTACGTTTGTGTTTAATTCTGGTTCATGCACTCTGAAAATATCTTTTTTACCGTTTGTTGTGTCACCACGCAAAGCACCAGATGAATTGTCTCCCAAGAATGCACCAACACCACCGGCTCCAGCGGCAAGTTTTGCCTGTGTTACTGCACCGTCTGTGATTTCAGCAGTTGTTATAGAGTTTGCCGCCAAATCTTCTGCGGCGATAACATCCACTCCGATACTTCTTGATATAATTTTTCTAATTGCCATTTTTTTATCCTATATTATCAACTTTCCACGAAAGTATACATATCTGTAAGCAGCATCAGCATACCCATTTACACTGCCGGCATCAGCCCTATGAAAAACACTGACGTACTGCCCTGCTGTTAGATTGAGGTAAGCAACATATTCATTATTGGATGGATATTCACTGCCGCCAGAAGAATTATTATCTAGTCTTTGTTCACGAACACCCCCACTAGCAGGGTCAGCCCCATTTATTCTTAGCCTATATCTGTAACAAGTTGCATTTTGCATTCCTATAGAAGCAAAACCAAATTCATAAAGTCCATCTATTGGAGCAGTAAATCTTCCATTTGTATGATTATAATTCCCACCAATGTCTACTTCTTCTTGATTATAAACTAATTCTGTATAAGTTTGCGTCATAGCATAAGGAGTTATACAAGTTGCTTGGAACAAAGGGGTTTGAGGGGCTTTAATTCTGCCACTGCTATCAACTGTAAGTGCTGAAGTGCCACCAGTGTGTTGTATCTCATTTACTTTTAGAATGCTTGCCATTTGTTTATCCTAATTTCTTTTTACTATTTATACGTCCGTGTCCGTCTTAGGGTCATAAGTTTTCGCATCTTCAAAGAAAGATGATGTTTCATTAAATCCAAAGTTATCATCATCAGGGTCAAACTCTGTTGCTGTAGAATTAGATGGATTCGGTGTAACA